CAAGCCGATGCAGAACGATTATCTGCATTTGTTAAACAAAAACAAGTAATCGCGCCAATGAAATCGAATGAGCCAGAAGTTGATTCGAGAACAGCATCAATGCGGCAAGTGTTGCAGCAATTAAATCTATAAAACAAAAAGAAAAGAGGAAATAAATATGACAGATAAAACAGCATTAGAAGCAGGCACATTATATCCGCCTCAATTAGTAAAAGAATTATTTTCAAAAGTTAAAGGTAAATCAGTATTAGCTAAAGTTTCAAAACAAGATCCAGTGCCTCAAGAAGGTAACGAATTCTTTGTATTCAACTTAGAAGGAAATGCGCAAATTGTAGGAGAAGGTGAACAAGTAAAAGCTGGTAAAGCTACTATTGCTCCTAAAGTAGTGCGCCCTTATGAAATCACATATCAAGCTCGAGTTTCTGATAAATTCTTAACAATGAGCGAAGAAAAGAAAATTGATTTCTTAGCAGCATTTAACGAAGGATTCGCTAAAAAACTTGCAGAAGCGATTGATATCGCAGCTATCCATGGTTTAGAGCCTAAATCAATGACGGATGGAACATTCAAAGCTACTAACTCATTTGACGGCCAAATCACTACTAATGTTGTAACTTATGCAGAAGCAAATATTGAAGACAATATCGATTCTGCAGCAAATACAGTTACAGCAACTGGAGGAGTAGTTAACGGAATCATCTTCTCTCCTCAAGCAACACACGCGATGTCTAAAGTGAAAGAAAATGGAATTACTCAATATCCAGAATTTAAATTTGGTCAATGCCCAGAAGTGTTTGCTGGCATGATTGCTGATTCAACAAAGAACATGATCCCAACAGGCACTAACACTGCTGAGAAAGACCATGTTATCGTTGGTGACTTCGAAAACAGCTTCAAATGGGGTTATGCTGACTCAATCTCATTAGAAGTAATTCAATATGGTGATCCAGACGGTGCTGGCCGTGACTTAAAAGCTCATAACGAAGTGTGCTTGCGTACAAAAGCTAATGTTGGATGGGGCATCTTAGATGAAACAACCTTCGCACGCGTTAAAGAAGCGTAGGTCAGTGATATGAAATATATCAATAAAGATAATGGTGTCATCATTGAGTCAGACAGCACACTGTCTGGCTCATGGGAGCCATTCGAAGAGCCAAAGAAAAAAGCAACTAAAAAGAAAGAAGCAAAGGATGATGAGTAATGGCTTCATTTGCTACTTTAGACGATTTACAGAAGATGTGGAGAAATCTGCAGCCTACTGAGAGAGAACGAGCAGAAGCGCTTCTTGATACAGTATCAGACATGCTGCGTGAAGAGGCTTATCAATACGGCAGAGACTTAGACAATATGATTCTAGAGCGTGAAAGCTTTAGGAACGTTGTTAAGTCCGTGACTGTCGATGTTGTATCTCGTGCATTAATGACATCTACGAATCAAGAACCGATGACACAGTTCGCACAGAGCGCAATGGGTTACTCGGTTAGTGGCTCGTATTTAATTCCAGGAGGCGGCATCTTCATTAAAGAGTCAGAAAAGAAACGATTGAAACTAACAACTCAAAGATTTGGAGTGATTGAGCCTTATGGAAATTAAAGGAATTACAGTCACTCTATATCAAACTGTCAAGACTGGCAGCGATGGATTCGGAGCTGACATCTTCGAAGAGCAGGCAGCTCAAGTAGAGGATGTCCTTGTTGCTCCTGCTAGTGCCGATGATGTTATTAACTCTGTGCAGCTCGAGGGAAAGAAAGCAGTCTATCTGCTGGGAATTCCTAAAGGAGACACTCACGAATGGGAAGATAAGACTATTGAGTTCTTTGGCAAGAAGTTCCGTTCATTTGGGCCTGTCCAGGAAGGGATTGAGGAGTTAGTTCCTACTCGTTGGCATAAGAAGGTGATGGTGGAACGATATGAGTAATTTTAACTTCAAGCTTAACAGTAAAGGTGTAAGAGATATGCTGCGCTCACAAGAGGTGCAAGCAATGCTAAGAGAACGCGCTGAAGCAATCAAAGGGAGAGCTGGAGATGGATATGAAGTATCTACTTTCACAGGAAAGACTCGTGCAAATGCGAGTGTTAAAGCTACCACCGTAAAGGCAATCAAGGACACAAAAAAGAATAATACTCTATTAAAGGCGGTGAGATGATGATTCTTGAAACAATTCGCAACTTCTTAGTTACTAAGCTTGACTGCAAAGTAGTCATGGAACGTGCAGCTAAGATGCCAGATAAGTTCGTATTAATCGAACAGACTGGCAGCGGAAAAAGAAAACATCTCAAGTCTTCAACTATTGTATTCCAGAGCTACGATTCAACGCTTTACAAAGCTGCACAGTTGAATGAAGCAGTTAAGGCTGCAGTTGAGATGTTAGTCGAATTAGATGATGTATCTGGTGTATCACTTAATAGTGACTACATATACACAGATACGGAAAGTAAAAAATATAGATATCAAGCAGTATTTGATATCAAACACTATTAATTAAAGGAGAATTGTGATGGCAGAAAATAAAAACGATGCAAGCAAAGTAACGGCCGTTAAACCTAAAATCACTGGTGCTGTGTATACAGCGCCATTAAAAACAGCATTGCCAACCGATGCTAAAACTGAACTAGATGCAGCATTCAAAAATCTAGGGTTCATTTCTGATGATGGAATTAAAAATGAAAACACTGCATCAAGTGAAGATGTGAAAGCGTGGGGTGGCGCTATTGTTAACACTGTGCAAAAGGATAAAACCGACAAATTCAAAATGACGTTTATTGAAGGAATGAATATTAATGTTCTTAAATTCGTTTATGGAAAATCAAACGTTGAAGGCACACTTGATACAGGTATCACTATTAAAGTAGGCTTAGAAGAAGCTGAACCGCAAGTTATTGTAATCGATTCTGTTCTTCAAGGTGGCTACTTAAAACGTGTAGTTATTCCTATGGGTAAATTGACAGAACTTGGAGAAATTTCATACTCAGACTCTGAAATACTAGGATATGAAAGCACAGTATCTGCATTCCCAGATTCAGAAGGCCACACTCACTATGAATACATTCAGAAAAAGGAGTAATTAAATGATTACAGGAACAACAGAAGCAGGATTCAATTACAGTATCGCTCAAGAATTGCTTGAGAGTTACGATTTTTTAGAGGCACTTTCAAAAGTAGAAAAGAGTGTGTTATATCTTCCAGATTTAGTCGAGTTTGTATTTAAGGATGAAGCCAAAGCATTCTTAAATAGCATGCGCAATGAGCATGGATTAGTGACAAAAGATGATGTTGTTAATACTATGAAAGCTATTTTTGAAAATTCAGAATTAAAAAAATCTTAATCCTCGCTAAAATGGTAGCGACTGATGAAGACGCGCTTATCTGTGATCTTGCTGAAACATATCAAATATACGATTACAGACGGCTGCCATTAAAAATGGTGGCCGTTTTTTCTTTTGGTCTGAGAGAAAACTCCAGAATCAAAATGAAGATGAATGATATCGAAGTTCCGTTTGAGACTATGCTGCTCGCTGGAATGCAAGACAAGTTAAACGTGTTGATATGGCAGCAGACAAAAGACGGCATGAACGGTCGCAACTATCCTAAGTCAATGCTTGCTGTTCTAACCAATTCGAAAGAAAAAGCGAAAACAAGCGATTTAATTGGCTTTGAATCAAGCGAGGACTTCTTAAAAGAAAGAGAGAAATTGTTAAGAAAGGAGGATGACTAATGGCAACAGAATTAGGAGCTGCTTATGTGCAAATTATCCCCTCAGCTCAAGGAATTAAGGGAATGATTCAAAAAGCGATGGGTTCAGAAGTAGCAAGTTCTGGACAGGAAGCAGGAACCAGTTTCATGAGCGGATTTAAAGGAGCAGCATTAAAAGTTGCAGCAGCGCTTGGAATTGGTGCTGCTATTAAGACTGGTATTACTGCTGCATTAAGCGAAGGAGCTTCCTTGCAGCAATCGTTGGGCGGTATTGAAACGCTGTTCAAAGATAGCAAAACACAAGTAGTTAAGTATGCGGATGAGGCATACAGAACAACTGGATTGTCTGCAAACGCGTATATGGAGAACGTGACAGGCTTCGCTGCAAGCTTGCTGCAATCCTTGGGTGGTGATACTGCGAAGGCTGCAGAAGTGGCCAACATGGCGATGATTGACATGGCCGATAACTCAAACAAGATGGGTACTTCAATGGAGAGCATTCAGACGGCTTACCAAGGATTTGCTAAACAGAACTATACGATGCTTGACAACTTAAAACTTGGGTACGGTGGTACTAAAGAAGAAATGCAACGCTTGTTAAGAGATGCAGAAAAGCTCACTGGAACTAAATACGACATCAACAATCTGAATGATGTGTATCAAGCTATCCACGCGATTCAAGAGAATCTGGATATCACAGGAACAACGGCAAAAGAAGCATCCACGACCTTTACTGGTTCATTTAATGCGATGAAGGCTGCAGCACATAACCTGCTCGGTGATTTAGCGCTTGGTGAGGATGTAGAGCCTGCTCTGATTGCATTAGCAGACACGGCTAAGACATTCTTTGTAGACAACTTCTTGCCAATGCTCTGGAACGTTGTTAAAGGTGTCCCAGACATCCTAGAATCAGCGTTTGAATTAGCCAGTGCAGCTATAGGAGAGAACTTAGGCTCAATCATGGACTCAGTTCCAGAGTTGCTGCAAATGGGAAGCGATATGATCATGGGAATTTATAACAGCGCTCTAGAAGCAATCCCAGGGTTGCTGAATATTGTAAGTGATATCGTTAATGGACTTGTAGAAGCATTTATGCAGAACTGGCCATCAATCTTCCAAGCTGGAATAGATTTTGTGTTCCAATTAATTGATGGATTAGTCCAAGCTGCTCCAGGCATTCTACAAGCTGGAATTGACTTAATTTCATCATTGCTGCAAACAATCTACAACAATGCGCCTCAATATATCAGTGCTGGGTTTGAAGTTGTTACTAACTTAATCAGCGGAATTCTACAGAGAATCCCAGTCTTAGTGGACACAGGAATCAATATGATTACTAATCTGGTGACTACAATCTGGAACAACTTACCTCAGATTTTAAATGCTGGTGTTCAAATTATATCCAGCTTGATTAAAGGGTTAGTACAAATGATTCCAAAAGTACTCGGAAAGATAGGAGAAATGGCCAGCAACATTGTTTCAAGCTTGGGTAAAATCGACTTGTGGGCAGCAGGGAAAGCCATTATCGATGGTTTTCTAGGCGGTATCAAAGCAGCATTCGAAGGTGTTAAAAACTTCGTTGGTGGAATTGCTAACTGGATTGCTGAGCACAAAGGCCCAATCAGCTATGACAGACGATTATTAATCCCACACGGGAATGCAATCATGGACAGCTTACAGGAAGGATTACAGCTCGGATTCAAAGGTGTTAAGACTACTGTTCAAGCTATTGCAGAAGATATTAATGAGGTAGTAGACAAGTATCTGGATAATCAAGTGTTCAATGATGTTGAAATTGGCAGCAATGTAGCTGTGGCTGGAGGAATTCAGCTATCTAAGCAGCAAGCTGCTCAAATGAGCGCATGGAAGCCAGAAACAATCGAATACGACACAGAAACGGATAAACAAGTAGTTGAAATTCACACAACAGTGGAGCTTGATGGCAAGGTGATTGGTAAACAAATTACACCTTATGTGACAGACGAGCAGACAAAACACAATAGACGAGAACAACGGAAGAGAGGTGAACGCTAATGTTTAGCTTTAAGGTTAACGGCCAAGAGCTTGGCGATTTATTAATTATTAATAATATTGATTTTGGATTCAGTCCAAGCATTAGCACCACTTCTAAGAAGTATGCTCTTGCGGATGGTGAGCGATTCATTCGTAGACGGTTTGGGAAACGCGTGATTAAAGTTAAATTCACTATTTTAGGTGATCGCATTGAGAAGAGCAAGATTGCTCTTCAACGTGCGCTGCTAGTGCCTGGATTAAGCCGCTTTGAGTTTGGATATCAGCCAGAAGTGTATTATGAGGGCATAGTGGCTGGAACTACTGACTACAATCTGATTACATTCAGATACTCAGAAGGTTCATTTGAAATTCACTGTTTTAACCCTTTTGCCATATCGAAAACAGAGAAGGCTGCAAGAAGGGAATCGAACAAGCTTATCTTCAACAATGAAGGCACTGCTCCTGTTTATCCTGTTTACAAGTTTACTGCAGGGAAAGAATACAAGATGATATCTTTCACCCATCCTAATGGTAAGGTAGTGCAGTACGGCTATGAGAATGGCCCAGCAGTGATTAATACTAATGATTTAGTTGTGTTTGATAGTGCTGAAAACAAGCTTACTATCAATGGTGAACGTAAGTACATCAATGCAGCAAGTCAAGTGTTCTCTATCCAGCCTGGAATTACAGAAGTTGCCATCCTTGGAGATGACAATAAGATTCCAGTCGTAGAAGCTACGTTTAAGGAGCGATGGATATGATTACAATTACAACTAGAAAATATGCTACTTTGTGCCAGGTAAGTTTTGACTTATCTGGCGGACTGATAGCTTATGATGATTGGTTTGAAAAAGATATCGATACTGGTATTGGAACGTATGAGTTTACTATAGACAAAGACGGCAATCCAGAATTAGAAAAAATCATTGTTGGCTGTTATCTGTTTGTCTCAGACGGAAATCAAATGCGAGGGTTTGAGATTGTATCAATCGAACAAGACAGCAACAGCAAAACATTTTTCTGTGAAGATGCTGGAATGGATTTACTTGGAGAAACAGTATGGCCATTAATTGAAGATAAACCTAAAACACTCGCAGAATATTTTGAAGCTTCAACTTATGACTCTGGTTGGGAAATTGGAACAAATGAAATTCCAGATACTAACAAACGTACAATAAAGACTGAAGGCTTTGAAACTGCAACCAAACGATTAAGAAGACTTGCTAAAGCATTTGATGCAGAAATGGATTATAGCTATGAGTTTGTACACGGCAAAATCCATCGTAAATTAGTGAATTTCTATAAGAGAATCGGTAAGGATAATAAAGTTAGATTGGAGTATGGAACTAACATCAGTAAGATTACCAAGAAAGAAAGTATTGAGAATCTTGCTACTGCCTTACGTGGTTATGGTGATGGAGTGTCTCTAGTAGGTTTTAAATACAATGATGGTCGCTACTGGGTTAGTGAAGACACATTGCACGATCTTCAAGAAGGAGAACGATGGACAAGGCATCCTAGTGCAGCAAGAGACGCTGGATACATTACTGCTACTTATGAAAGTAAAGCTAAAACTCAACAAGCATTATTTGACGAAACGTTAAAACAGTTAAAAAAACGTGCTTATCCAGAGGTTACTTATGAGGTTGATATTAACTACTTACAAGAAGAGTTGCATGTTGGAGATAGTGTTACTATCGTTGATAACGAATATCAACCAGCACTGCATTTAGAAGCTAGAGTGTCTAAGATAAAAACTCAATTATCCAATAGAAACAATGGAAAAATTACGATTACTAATATTGTTGAAAATCCAGACACAATCTCTGAGAGAGTTCAGCGGTTGAGTACTCTGGTTAAAGAACGATTGTTTGACTTTACAGAAGTCCCATTCGTTATGAACATTAAATCTACGGATGGTGTAGTATTCCAGAACAGTAATATCTCGACTACATTAATTGCTAATGTAAGTAAGATGGATGTTCCTATGAATAACCGCTTTTCTTACCGCTGGAAACGCGTGAGCAAGTATGGCACAGACGATGCAGCATGGAATGAGCAGCACGCAAATGGCAGTAATGAATTATCAATTACTGTCAGTGATGTTGACAGAGAAGCTACTTTTGTATGTGAAGCCATTGAAGGTAATCAAGTTGCTGCGAGCAGCTCGATAGTTATTAAAGACTTCATCGTTAACAAGTCAATAGGCCCAACTCCTCCATCTAATCCTAGCGCTGGAGATTTATGGACTGATACTAGCACTCCAGGGAAAGATGTTCCAAAGATTTTCACAAATGGCGAATGGAAGCCAGTTCTGAACAAGGACAGCAAAGAGCTGGAACGACTTCAAAAAGAATTTGAAGAGCGGAACAGAGAGCATGCTGATCAATTCGCTAATGTAATGGAGATTATCAATAAATCTCAAGTTACAGAAGACACACTCAGAGATTTAACTGGGAAATTTAGCAGTCTTGAAGAGTCTTATAAGCGAATCCAAGAGACTGCAGAAGAGATTCGAGGTCTAGGGCAGCGAACTAGAGCAGTAGAGCTTAACATCGAGCAATCAAGCATTCTTCTTAATGCTATCTCAACTTATTTCAATGTAGATGAAGACGGAATGCTTATCGGAAAGAACGGAAATAAATTGCAAACTCGATACACAAACGAGCGTATGGAATTTATCGACAGTGGCCGTGTTGTAGCGTATGTTTCTGGGCAACAAATGAACATCGTAAGCGCGACATTCTGGAATTCCGTTACTATTGCCAATCATATTTTTGAAAGATATGACAATGAATTCACTGTTATTTCTTATGTAGGAGGTGCTGTAAATGGCTAGAATTGAAAAATACACTAGCAGCGGATATGCAAAGCTTGCTATGGAAGTGGTTGAGACTGGCTACAGCATCGAGAACAACGACTCACCAGTTGAATATAAACTTTGGTTAGAGCGCGGCAGCACATGGGTTTATGACTTAAACAATGAAACATGGGCAGAAGCTACTATTAACGGCCAGACAGTAGTTAATAAGTATGTAAACTTCGATTTAAGAAATACAAACAGAGTGCTGCTAGGCAGCGGAACTATTAGAATTCCTCACAATGAGGACGGCAGCAAGACAATCACATTCTGGGCAAGAATTTTAAATGTAGCTGATCAAGGAAATATTAACTGGTTCAGCGGAACGCTTGGATTAACCAATATTCCACGATCTAGTGCCATTAATTCAGTTGCAGCAACTGAATTAGGGCAGCCAGTTACTATCAAGATTGATAAAAAAGTCAACGAATTCAGACATCAAGTATGGTGGCAAGTGAATGACAGTGGCTGGATTGATTTAGGAACTGGACACGATACAAGCGTACAGCTCACAGTTCCAATAGATTATGCAGCACGTATCACTAACAGCGATACTGGACTGCTAGATGTGTGTGTACGTACATTCAGAGGCGATGACAAGATTGGAAATGATGTATACAAGCGAGGTATTCCGATTAAGGTTCCTGCTTCTATCGTTCCTATACTTGAGGATGTGACGATTACTGAAAGAACAGCGCAATTAGCAGAATTCATCCCAGTTGGAAATTTCGTCAAAGATAAATCTGTAATGAGGGTTCAAGCTAACAATGCAGCAGGCTCTCACGGCTCAACTATCGTATCTACTGAGTTAACAGTGGACAATTTAGTTGTAAGAGCTGCAGAAGGAGATTTCCCAGCTAATAAAGCTGGCAATTTAGAAGTTACTGCGAAGATTACTGACTCACGCGGCAGAACTGCAATCAAGTCAAAGACTATCAAAGTATGGGATTATTACGCACCAAAAATCATTGGCTTCTTAGCTAATAGGACAGGTAACGGAACTAATAAGACTATCATTGCGACTGTGGCTGCCAATGTCAGTCCGTTAGTAATTGATGGGATTAATCGTAATCCTTACACGCTTAAAATTCAGTACTCAGCAAAGAAGGCTAATAGATGGATTGATGCAGTTAATCTCACGAATGAGAGTACAGAACGGATTAACCGTCAAATCGACTGCGGATCTTTCTACGAGCTTTCAAAAGCGTATAATGTGCGATTGGTTATACAGGATAAATTGAGTGACTTAGTAGACTCTGTGCTGGTAGTACGTTCATCCAGAGTGTTATGGGCGTGGGGAGACAATCGTGCAGCCGTTGGAGGATTCCCAGAGTTAGATGGACACTTTGAGTCATTCCTGCCAGTCGCATTCCATAGCAGCTTAAATGTTGAAGATGGCCTTATGTCACGAGGAAAACCAGTGCAGGAATTTGCTCTGACATCAAGAGACGGAAAGTCATTAAAGTATAATGGTGACTTAAACAATTTAAAAACAGCGGGAAGCTATCACGCTTTTGGTGTGCAGCATAATCCGTCTGGAACAAATAATTACGGATATATAAATGTTATAACTCACAGCACAGATTCCAATTATTGCGTTCAACAATATACACCATTTAATTCAACTAACATACACACTAGAATTTTGGAAAATGGGAAATGGTCAGAAT